ATAATGAACCAGAAGTAAGTGCTAGTTCAGGTAAGAACTATAAAGTAGAAAAAGGAGCAAAAGTAACTAAAGAAGAAATGCAAGGAAGCGACCGCACACTTGCAGCATGGCTTATAAGTTTAATAGGTAACGAGCTGCCAGCTACTTATGATAAGAAATCTCTTACTGCAGAAGCTCGTGAGAGAGATAGTGAAGTAACTCCTGAAGAAATATCTTCAATGATTGACAAACTTATTAAAATGGGCAAAATACAGTTAGTTAATAAAGAAACTAATCCAGAAGATCAAGTATACGGCAAAGAAGATGATGAGTCTGAATCAGACTCTAGACTCTCAGACGAGCCAGAAGATATTGTTGATAGACAAATGACTGGTAGTACTCGTAAAGGATTTAACTTTGACGCATTTGATAATTAATAAATAGTTGCAAGAGCTTTTGCATTCATATATCATTCGGGTATGAATATTCCGGAAACGTATATAGTGCAAAAGCTCTTTTCCTATGCACATGACCCTACATTTCATAATTATACAAAGCAGTATAACGCTGGCTGCCCAGTATGCAGAGAAGGAAGACATCTAGGGCGTAAAAAAAGACTTTACTACTATACAAAGACTAACTCTTTTTTTTGCTTTAACTGCAACAAAAGTTGGACGGCATATACCTGGCTTAAAGAAGCTTGTAAGTTAACATACAGAGAAATTCAAGAAGATTTAGTAAACGGCAATTATCGTGTAGATATTACTGACAGATTAAGTACAGTAGAAAAATATAAAACAAATGACGAGTCTTTGCCGTTTGATTGTATAAATTTAACTGATCAATCGCAACTCGCATATTATCAAAATGATGAATATGTACAAAAAGCTCTTGAATTAATTAAAAAAAGAAGATTAGATACAGCTATTAATCGACCTACATCTTTTTATATAAGTTTATCTGATTATATACATAAAAACCGATTATGTATACCTTTTTGCACTGATACTAAAGCAATTTCGTTTTATCAAACAAGATGTTTAGATAATACGCACCCAAAATATTTAAATAAATTGCATGCAGAAAAAAGTCTCTATGGTATTAACAGTATAGATTCTTCTTTAGATTATATTTTTATATTTGAAGGGCCTATTGATGCTATGTTTGTTAAGAACGGAGTAGCTGTTACTGGTTTAAACCTTACAAGCAAGCAAGAGCAAGAGTTAAACAAATATTCGTTTCATAAAAAAATATGGGTGCTCGATAATCAAAATATTGACAAAGCTGCAAAAGAAAAGACGGAAAAGTTATTATCTATTAACTCTTCCGTCTTTATATGGCCTGAAAATATAAAATGTAAAGATTTTAATGAATTAGCTGTCTTACTTAATCAAGACACTATATCTCATAAATTTATATTAAATAATACTAAGTTATTTTAGTTAATTTTTGAAGCTCTCTTTGCTTCTTTGGAGCATCTTGCACATATTTACCTAATTGTTGACCAAGACGAGCTAACTCCCCTGCAACTTTTGAAATGTTTTCTCCAATTTTGCGTGTAACTCCTTTAAATACGCTACCATCTCTATCAGCATCATTTAATTGAGTAGTAAGAGACTCTTTATTGTCAATACCGTTCAAAAATTCTGTAAAATGATCAATTTTAGTTACCCAGTCATGACATTTTTTAACATATACATTAGAAAAAGATTCTGCATCTTTAACACTTCCGCCATCTACATCATATTCATCTTCAGAGGTACCGTCTTCTAGAGAAGCTTTAAAATCTACTTCATTTTGATCTCCTGTAAATTTATCAGGACCAGCTTTGCCGTCTCCAGTCATAGGTAAAGCATCTTGCATACCTGCAGGGTCTCCAATTGATGGTAATTCATCATCAGCTTCTAAAATTACGTTTAAAAATTTGCGTGCAAAATACACGTCTTCCTTGGTCATAACACCTGTTTGCAGATTATTTTTTAAAATTCTATCTACTTCACTTGTTCTGGTTGATGTTTTTTTCTTTTTCTTTGCACGTGTTGCCATATGTATTAAAATTATTTATTCAGCTTGAGATATTTTTCTCTTGCTATACAATATATTTATGCAAAAAGACAGCAATAAAAGTGTAGTTTTACTTTCTGGGGGGCTAGACTCTACAATATTATTACATTATATAGTTAAAGTTCTTAAAAAAAATGTAACTGCCGTAATTTTTGATTATGGTCAACGACATTCACGAGAAACTACGGTAGCATTTAAACATGCTTTAAATTTAAATGTGGATTGGCGTAAGATTGACGCACAATTTATAGGTAATATAACTTCCTCAACTTCTGTACTAACAAATACAGAAAAAGAAGTACCTCATATTAAAGATGTTGTAGGGTTGGCGCAGCCTCCTACATATGTACCTATGCGTAATTTAATGTTTTTGTCAATTGCCGCCGCTGTAGCTGAAAGTGTTAGTGCTAATACTATATATTATGGTGCTGCAGAGATTGATACTCATTCCGGTCATTGGGACTGCAGTTTAGAGTTTCTTAATTATATTAATAAAATTTTAAACCTTAATAGAGAAAATAAAATTTCTGTAGAAGCACCGTTTATTACTTTTTCAAAAGAAGTTATTATTCAAGAAGGCATTAAATTAAACGTAGATTTTACTCAAACACATACATGCTATAAAGGAGAAATTGTTGCGTGTGGCACTTGCTCTAGCTGTTCAAGTCGTATTCAAGGGTTCTTATCTGCTGGAGTAAAAGACCCAATACCGTATAATATAGAGATACCATGGAATTAAATAAAAAAATTTTATTTGTCGTTGCAACAGAACACAACGATCAGAGTTTTTTAGACACTGATTTTTATAAATTTAAACAATTTGCTGTAGTTAAATCTCCTTTATATGATCGACCTTTATTTTGCATACATTACACAAACAAAGATGGTCTTTCAAAATTATATAACCAATATATTACTGAAGAATATAGAGAATATTATATCATATTTGTACATGATGATGTACAGATTGCCGATATGTTTGTATATGATAAACTTATAGCCGGATTTAATAAATATGACATTATTGGCTTAGCAGGCACCACAACAATTGTTAATAAAGACGTACCCGCATGGCACGTTATGGCGGGCTGGACAGACCCTAATGTAGGTAAAAAATATTCTGTCGGTGAAGTAGCTCACAAATATACTAATAGGGTAGCTACCTCTGTATATGGACCTATAGGTGGTAGAGCGTTACTTCTTGATGGTCTTTTTTTAGGTGTTAACATAAGCAGTCTTTTAACTGCAGGAGTTACTTTTGATGAAGATTTTAAATTTCATCACTACGATTTATCTTTTTGCTTGCGTGCTAATGCAGCAAAGCTTAAAATGGGAACAATACAGCTTTTTTGCACGCATGCAGGTTTAGGGGACAGTATGAATACAAAAGAATGGCAAGAAAGCGCGGCTTTGTTTAAACAAAAATATCTTAATTAATATGTGTGGAATTTATGGATCTAATTCTCGAGTTCATTTTTATGATCTCTACCTTCTTAACCGTAGTCGCGGCACTTACGGTTGTGGTCATTATTACTTTCGTGACAACACTAGTTATACTTTGTATTCAAATGAAGAACTCTCACTAGATGATATACCTAAAAATATGAATTATTATTTAGGTCATAATAGAGCACCTACCTCTGAAACTAAAGTATATAGTGAGCAAACTAGCCATCCATTTTTTACGGAAAATTTTATATTTGCTCATAATGGCATTATTAAGGAGACAAAACAGTTTGAAGAGCAGTTTAGTAAGCAGCATCAAGTAGATAGTATGTGGATTGGAGACTTATTAGAAAGATATAGTCTCCAAAACGCTCTTGAAAAAATTAGCAGCAATCCATTTGCTGTATGGATCAGAGCACGCAACGTTGAAAATTGCATTTATCTTGCCCGGGTAGCAAACCCTATATACTACTCAAAACTGCACAATAGTTTTTCTTCTACTATTTTTGAAAATAGTATTCTTCTTGAACAAGGTAAGATATACAGATGTGATACAAACCATTTGCAACAGAATTTAGAAACATTTAATTATAAATCTCCGTATTTTATTCCTGGCTAAAAATAAATTTTATTATACAATTTTAATATGAATATTGGTAAATTAGACTACGACGGCTCACTCATTCACAGCAGATTTGGTTACACTTATTTTAGAGACACATACCCAGCTACTGGGTGTATTGTTTCATTTAGAGGTAAAATGAATGTAACTACTAATTTAATTGATAAAGAAGACCTATTAAACAATGATTTTATCTTTTCTGAAGATGCAGTAAATTTTTGTTGGGAAATTCCTAATATGTGTGCACTTGGTGGAGTCGCTTTTCAGCGACTATTTTGTACATATATAGCAAATACTCTTAGTGTGTTGCTAAGTCAAGCAAATACACCTATTGAGTTAAACGTTATGGGTGATGATTTAATGGTCTCTGTAGGAGAGGGCAAATTTCAAAAAGCTAGCGTAAGTATTTCTACAGAAAAAAACGGCGCTGTACTTGGCCATCTCGGTATTAATATTATTGCAGGGTCTAAAGCTCCTTCATTTGCTTATTCTACAAACTTAACTGATGAGCAGGTAATTACTTTTATTGAACATGTTGAAAAAGTATTTGCTGAATTAACTCAATCCCTCTTTGTAGCAACAACAAAGACAGTATAATGAGTAACAATATTTTTGATTATATTACTGATGTTCTTTTTAAGAAGCAACAAAAATTTTCTAACTATTCTAACGAGCAGTTAGATTTTCAGCCTTATATGTTACAGAGATGGTGTAGTATGTCGAGTAGAGATACAGCACTCATTTTAAATGAAACCACTAATCGGTGGCTGCTTAGTTTAACTGATAAAAAGATGTTTTATCAGCTACTCCACTCAACATTGCCTCGCCAAAAACAAAAAAGAGTTGCTTATATTAAGAAACCAGCTAAATCAGATAAAGAAGATACCGATATTAAAGATTATAGTAATGTTGCAGAATTATCTCAAAGAGAAATTAAATCTTTAATGTTACAATTAAAAACTCTACATCATGGCTGACTGGAAAAAATACTTAGCAGATAAAGAGCCTGTAATTTTTAAAAAAAAGAAAACAACCGGGCCAGGATGTAAACGCAACAAGATTGGCAAAAACCGTCTAGGTACTTGTAGCTTTAATGATAAAGACACCTGCATATATTGTAGTCGGCCTAGACGAAAAGAAACTCGTTTTGATATAAAAACAAACACTTTAACAGTTAAATATTTTGAATAAATTATGAACCAAGAAACAGAAAAATTAAGAGCAAATATGGAAGACAGAATTAAGGGAGCTATTCAGCTAGAAGCATATGCTTCTCGGCCTTTTGAGCTATCTGATTGGAATTTAACAAGTGTATTAGATGACTTGTTAATGGTGCAATATATTGATGCATCTGAAGATGGGCGAGAAGTAATGCGCAATGGTATTTTTGTACCTATTGACGTAGCTACACATGTATGGAGAGTAGGTAAAGTAGTTTTAGCAGGACCCAACTGCCGTTTTGTAGAGGTAGGAAATTATGTAGTTTTTCCAAACGATAAAGGTATTCGAGCAAGCAGTATCAATGGCATTAAAAATGCAGTATTTTTAAATGAAGCTCGTGTTTTTGGTGTATGTACTCCTAAGACAGAAAAATAATGATCGCTGCAAGCACTCTATCTACTACTCTAAACGAAAATGTTGTAGAGTTAAAATTTCATAGACGCCGACCAAAGTTAAATTTAACCCCTTGGCGGCGCATGTTATGTACATTAGATTTTAATTTACTCAATAGTGAAAAAGGCATTAATATGCTTCATTTTAAATCTCCTAGTAGCACATCTGTTTATAGCCCTCAACAAAAAGGGTTAATAGCGGTGTGGGATATTCTTGTGCAAGATTGGCGTATGGTAAATACAGAATCTTGCCATATTATTTCTACAATATCAACAAACCCTCCTGAGACGTTTTGGGATTATTTTAATGTATCAATTGCTTCAATGTCTAGTGCTCAAAAAGCTGCTTTTATATCGGTATGATTATTACAAATACAGAATTAGAAGAAACACTTAAAAATTTACTTCAAAAAAGTATATCTTTAGAAATTGATAAAAAAGTTTTTAAGACCGGTAAAGTAATTTTGTTTAATCAAAAATATTTTGTAATTAATTTTATTTTACATACAGCTAAAAAGAAAAAAGAAAAAGTAGATGTACCTATCCCGTTTAGTGTTGAGCTACATAAAGAAGACAATTTAATATATTTTGATTATAGGTTAAGTACTCTCGCTGTAAACAACAAAGATGCTTTTGCAGATTTACAAAAGATAGTACCCTGTAAAAACAAATATTTTAATAAAATATTAACTATTATAGTGCATGAAGATTAATATATTAAATATTTTTAGTGTATATTCAGGAATATATTATCAAATACCAGAGAGTATGTTTAAACTACTTGATGATGGACAACTACCTCTTATGTCTCAACCCAAAGTATGTAAGAAATGCTTTAGCAGAGGTTATTCTGGGTTTTCTACAGAAAAATATGCATATTTGCCGTGCGTCTGTGTACAAAAAAATATAGATAAAGATTGCCTTAAAGAAAAATTTAGTGTAAAATAAATTGTGTTTGATTTTAATAATATAATTGGTAACTTTCCAGGTACACCGAGAGATTCTCAAACAGATACAATACGCACCATATGTGATATTTTTAACAGCGGTAAAAAATTTGCCGTAGCAAATGTACCTACAGGGGTTGGTAAATCTCACATCGCTGCAACATTTTGCCGATCAACTAATACTATTGATCCTGTATATGATTGTCTTTTACAAAACCACGAAGCATTTAAAAAAGACTTTAGTGGTTCTTATTTGCATGAAGAAACTATATTAAAATGTCCGTTGTTTGGTGGAGTAGCACTCACTACTACTAAATCATTACAAAATCAATACGACACCCTTTTTAATGACGGAGAAATTTTAAAAGGTAAAGGAAATTATCAATGTAATATTGATAATAGTTATTCGGTAGATGTCGCTCCATGTCTACTTACTTCCTCTCTTAAAGAAAAGTGTATAAATGAAAACACTTGTTCTTTTTACAACCAAAGGTATAAAACTTTAAGTTCAAAATTTAGTATTTTAAATTATAATGTATATTTAACTCTGCCTAGCTTTATTAAGCGTCGCCAGATCCTAGTATGTGATGAAGCTACAGAAATTGAAGATATTTTAATTTCAAAATACTCAGTCGATGTGTCGTATTTATTTTTACATACAGAAAATATACCACACACAAAACTTAAATCAGATAATCCTCAAGTCGCTATGAGATGGTTAAATGATATCTACATGGCTGTAGATAAGATCATTAAAAGTTTATTAGAAAATATACATTTAACTAATAAGAAGACACCTCTTTTGCTGCAAAAAGATGTTAAACGCTTAAGTAAGCTAACTTCTTTTTTTGAATCTTTAAATTCAGTAATATCTAGCTGGGATAAGAGTGAATACATTATTGAAAAAACTAACAATAATGTATTATTTACCCCGTATAATGTAGACAATTTATCAAACATTATTTTTAATAGCGCTGATCATATTATATTAATGGGAGCATATATACCTAAAAAGACAGTAGAGTTTTTAGGTCTTAAATCTAATGATTATGAGTACTTTGAAGTACCTTCTCCTTTTAATCCTAAAAAATCCCCTATATATTGCTCAAGCAAACATGCGTTGTCATACAGCACTATGGCAAAAACTTTACCTAAAGTAATTGAACAGGCAATATCTATATGTGATGGCTATAGCGCAGAGAAGGGTGTTATACATACTCATTCTATGCAAATTACTGAAGCATTTCAGCAAAAAGTTAAAAATAATAAGAGATTTTTGTTTAGAGAGCACGGTATAACTAATGAAAATATTATTGCAAAGCATAGTGATCTTAAAGATATACCTACAGTAGTAGTAAGCCCTTCTGTAGCGTTTGGTGTTAGTTTTGATGATGATCAAGGCAGATTTCAAATTATTATGAAAGCTCCTTATATGCCTTTAAGTTCACAAAGAATTAAATTACTCTTTGAAAGAAACCCTTCATACTATCAATCAAAAATGCTCATTAATTTAATACAGATGTGTGGCAGATGCACACGCAACAGTGAAGACTTTTCTGCAACTTTTGTTCTTGATGCTACTATTTGTAAAGTATTACATAGAGAGGCAGATAAATTGCCTAAGTATTTCTTAGAGCGATTTGTATGAAGAACCGACCGTATTATTTTGAAATAAAAAATTTAATAACTCAGTTTATTAGTGCGTTTAATGATATAGCAATTAAACGATACGATAAAGATAAAGCTGATAACGGTGCTTTAGTTGGAGTAGGGTTTATGTATGCCCCAAAGCAAAGAGTTATAGAAGATCTCATTAATAAAAGTAGAGCTATAGCTCTTCCTGTTATTTCAGTTAATATATCTTCTATTGCAAGAGACGCTGAAAGAGTATTTAATAAAATAGATGGTTCTATAATAACTACGTCTAAAGCAGACGGCTCTATGCGTTTGATACCGCAGCCTATACCTGTTAATATAGTCATCAATATGTCTATTATTGCCCGATATCAAGCAGATATTGAGCAAATTATATCTAATTTTGTACCATATTGTGACCCGTATATTACTGTATCATGGAAATTACCAACTACCGAAAATACTACATATGAGAGAGAAATCCGTACCATTATAGAATGGGGTGGTACATTAAATATGCAGTACCCTGTTGAGTTGTCTTCAAGTCAATTGGCTCGTGTTACATGTGACACCACCTTCACTATAAAAGGGTGGCTATTTAAACAAATAAGTACCTCAGTTGGTGAAATTTACAAAGTAAATACTTCTTTTCAACCAAGTTTATTAGGAGAAGAATGTATTGTATTTAATAATATAGGAGGAGCAGATAATTACGACACTGCCCCTACTCCTGATTATTTTACACTACATGGCAAACCTCGCATATCAAGTATTGACAAATATATGTATGCTATTAATGGTACGGGAAGAGATAACCTTATATATAATATATATGGCCATAATTTTCAATATACTACAGGAGTATATTTTAAAACGCTAAATTTATCTCCTCTAGATACAACCAGTGTATTTGATATATATCAAACTATAGACTTATTTAAAGACACAAAATATGCAGGCACATATCCTGCGTTTGATGGTTGGGAGATTATAAATTTTACTATACATTCTCCAAACAACATATCGTTTACTATTAATCCTGCAGGGAAAATTGTAAGAGAAGGGCATATAGATATTGTTGTAGCAAACCCGGCCGGGTATAGTACTCTAGCCAGAGACACCTATATACCTGGTGTAGCTGCTGAGCTTCAATTACCATATTCAAATGGTATAAGAGTTTTTTCTATCTAGCTTTTTTAACTTTTTACTTTAAATAAATATATAATATATTATGCCTGACTTGCTACCGCAATACAATCAAACAGCTTCTGGAGGTAGAAACTTTATTTCTACACTACTTACCCGTCTACCATACGTAAATCAGGCAGTTAGAGATATTAGTGATACTAACCCAAAGTATGAACTATTTTCTCGTCTTTCTAAACGTAGAGACGAATATGCTTTAAGGCAATCAGTAGTAATTGGACCTGAAATGGCTGATAACTACGATATGGGTAATATCATTATCGATAAAGCTTATCATCAGTTTATTTATGCAAAAATTGATACAGATAAAATTCGCCGTCTTGCAGAATACAGAAGAATGGCAGCATATGCTGAAGTTTCAGATTGTTTAGATGAAATTTCAGATGAAACTATCAATACTGACGATAACGGAGAAATTATTAAATTTGCTCTCCGAGGAGATTATCCCTCTGAAGTTAAAGCAGAAATTACTAAAGAATTTAGTAAATTTATTCAAGTGTTTGATATAGAAAATAGAGGGTGGGGATATTTTCGTCAGCTTCTTATCGACGGAGAGCTTTTCTTTGAAAATATTATTTCTCATGAAAAGCCTCATTTGGGTATTCTTAATATTATCAACATACCGTCTGAGCTTATCAACCCTGTATATGATAACGTACAGAATAATATTGTGCAGGGCTTTATCTTAAGAAAGCCTGTTATAGATGAACTTAAAAACCCAAGTACCCCGACATCAAATGCAGCAATGAGCTCTCAGCAAGAGCAAGTTATAATGATGGAATCTAGACAGGTGACTTATATTTCTTCTGCTTTGTGGAACGAAGATAAAACAATTAAATTACCTTTTATTGAAAATTGTAGAAGAGCATACAAACAATTATCTCTTATTGAAGATGCAATTGTAATTTACCGTCTAGTGCGCGCCCCTGAGCGTCTTAAGTTTACTATTGATGTAGGCAATATGCCCCCCGCAAAAGCTGAAGCATATATGCAAAGAATGATGCATCAGTACTGGAACAAAAAATCCTATGACAGCACAAAAGGTGGTGCACAAAACATTTATGATCCTCAGTCAATGTTAGATTCATATTGGTTTCCAAAAAGGGCAGGAGAATCTGGATCAGATGTACAAGTTTTACAAGGCGGGCAAAACTTAGGTCAGTTAGATGACTTAATGTATTTTGTTAATAAACTTTATAAAAGTCTTAAAGTACCTGTTACTAGATTAAACCCTAATGAAACTTTTAAAGACGGTAATGAGATTTTAAAAGAAGAACTTAGATTTGCAAAATTTATCATTCGTTTACATCAACAATTTGCATATGGTATTAAATCTGCTTTTATTACTCACCTAAAACTTAAAAAATGGTGGAAAGATTATAAGATTAGAGAACGAGACATTACTGTTAAATTTAATGCCCCTAGCAACTTTTTTGCACTTAGAGAGCAGCAGCTTTTTAGCATTAAAAATGAAAATTTTAACAATATTACATCAGGAGAATCTATTGCAAAGACATTTGCACAGCGTCACTATTTACATTTTACAGATTCTCAAATAAGTGAAAATATGGCATGGCTTAGAAAAGATGCTGCTCTTCGCTGGGAGTTAGCTCAAATTGAAGCAGCAGGCCCTAACTGGCGTGAACAGCAAGCAGCTCTTGCGCAAGCTGCAGCAGGCGGTGGAGGAGCTACAGGCGATATGGGTGGTGCACCTGGCGGCGGAATGGGTGGTGGTGGAGAATTTCCAGAATTTGGCGCAGCTGGTGGAGCAGCTCCTCCAGGAGAAACACCTGAAGCACCAAACGGGGCCCCGTCAACCGATAACGCCGCACAAAATACCCCAGGCGCAGCTCCTGAAAATGCTGCAAATACAGCGGTTTCTTAATAAATAACTAATATATGGCTCTAGTAAATTTTATAACAAGGTTTAAATCAGGCACGGCTCCTGCGTCGTATACTGAATTTTGTACTTTTAATGGCACTGCAGGCACGCCGGTTGGAGCAAATATAGTAAATAATGGCAGCAATTTATACACTTTACAAATAGACAGTGTATATTTAGCAAATACCGCTCATACTGGTATTACTGCAAACGATAAGCAAATAACGTTCATTAATTTTTCTTCTGGTTATTTTGGTAAGCAGATAAATATAACATCTACTAATGCTACTTTATTTAATAATATTACCCCTGCAGATTTATCAGTAATAATAATTGCTTTAAATGCTACAGGAAAAACAGCAGGTTCTTTCTTATACGATGGCAACGGTACAGGAAATTTTGGTAATGTTGACCCAGTAGATGATACTCTTATTTGCAGAGACACTAGTTCTGATACTGCTTATAATAGCTTATTAACTAAATCATGGACTTTAACTGACTGTACAGCAACAACCCCTGTAGGTGGCACTACTCCTACTTCTACATCAACACCTACTGCTACCCCTACAGTAACCCCTACTAATACATTTACACCCACTGTTACCAAAACACCTACTAATACCCCTACTGCAACCAAAACGCCTACTACTACACCCACCACCACCTCTACTGTAACCCCTACTAATACATCTACACCAACTGTAACCCCTACTAATACATCTACACCAACTGTAACCCCTACTAGTACAGTAACGCCTACTGCAACATCTACAGCAACGCCTACTAATACAGTAACCCCTACAGTAACCCCTACACCTACAGTAACCCCTACTAATACAGTAACACCTACTACTACCCCCACTACTACCCCCACTAATACTAAACCTGCGGCATCTCCTACGTCTACCCCTACTGTAACGTCTACACCCACAAACACTTTAACAGGCACAACAACACCAACTGTAACCCCTACTAGTACAGTAACGCCTACAGTAACTCCTACTAATACAGTAACGCCTACTGCAACATCTACAGCAACGCCTACTAATACAGTAACCCCTACTAATACAGTAACGCCTACTGCTACAGCTTCTGAGACACCTACACCTACAGTAACCCCTACTAATACAGTAACGCCTACTGCTACAGCTTCTGAGACACCTACACCTACAGTAACCTCTACAGTAACCCCTACTAATACAGTAACGCCTACCGCTACAGCTCCTGAGACACCTACACCTACAGTAACCTCTACAGCAACGCCTACTAATACAGTAACACCTACCGCTACAGCTCCTGAGACCCCTACAGCAACACCTACTTTAACTCCTACATCTACTGTAACCTCTACCCCTACATCCACTGAAGTGTTAAACACTATTCAATGCCCTGGTTTTGACACGCCAAGTTACCTTGCTATTGACTGTAGAGGTAATTTATATGTATCTGACTCTAACAACAACAAAATACGAGCTATTACTCAGCACGGAGATGTTTTAACATTTGCAGGTTTATTTGCTGCAGGGTTTGTTAACGGAGACAATCTTTCTGCTCAATTTAATCAACCTACAGGTATTGTGTTTGATGAAGATAATGATGTTTTTATTGCTGATAAAAATAACAACGTTATACGAAAAATTAACACTATAACCGGGCTAGTTACTACCTATGCTGGCAGCACTTTAGGGGTAGCTGGATACACAGACAATGATTTAAGAAACAGTGTATTATTTAATGCACCGTGGGGTATCGCTATTGACTCTAATAAAAACATATACGTTGCAGATTCTGGTAATAGTTCAATAAGAAAAATAAATGTTACAACTAATATGGTAACTACTTTTGTAGGATCAGTTGCAGGTATTATAACCCCTACAGATATTATATTTGATTCAGATAATAATCTTTACGTTGCAGATATAGGGGACTCTACTATTAAAAAAATTGATACAGTTGCTAATGTTACTGTGTTTGCTGGTAACGGTACAGCCGGCTCAGTAATAAATGACTTTAAACCTCGTGCACAATTTAATCAACCACAAGGTCTTGCATTTGACAATAATAATAATTTATATGTTGCAGACACTAATAATAATGTCATCAGAAAGATTAACGGCGCCACAGGGGTTGTAACAACATATGCAGGTGTACCTATGATCTCAGGATTTTTAGACGGGCCTGCACCTACCGCTAGATTTAATCACCCAATGGGCCTCGTGTTTGATGGAGCAAGTCTGTATGTTGCAGACAGTCTCACTCATAGTGTTCGTCGGGTTGATGTAATCTAGTATATGGCTTTCATAGATCTCATTACAATCCAATCTGCAACAGCACCTGCTCTTAGGGATTTTTATACAAGCATGGTTGGCTTTTTTGGTGGGCCGTCACCAGTAGATTTTGTACCAGGCCCTGGTAATCCGGACACCGATTATACAATACATCAAGTTAATTTTAACACGTACACTTTACGTTTACAAGAATCTATTGCTAATAATATTACTTCTTTTGAAGCAACTGGAGTACATGCAATTGACTTAAACCCAAACGCATTTGGTATACCTATAGGCGCAATTATAGTGCCTAATAATTTCTTTTCAACAGCTGCTGTCGACACAATATTTAATGTACTCGGCAACGCTTTAATTGGAGGGTTTTTTACAGTAGATAATTTAACTTTTAATTATCGTGGTAATTCACAATATAGATCAAATTCTTCTGATGCTATATATGCTATTTTAACCGACCCTTTTGGTACACGTAACTGGAATATTATAGAGCCTGCTCCGCCAGTACCTACACCTACATCGACACGAACATCTACACCGACCCCTACTACTACACCGACTAATACTCCTGTTGAAGAAGAAATATTACCTACCTCTACACCTACCCCTACCTTTACCTCTACGCCTACCCCTACACTTACACTTACTTCTCCTCCATATGTTGGTGTACACACTGTTGCAGGCCTTGGAGTGCCTGGAAGATATGACGGCACTACTAAATTATCGTGCTTACCCTCCCCTACACCTACACCAACCGCTACACCTACACCAACCACTAGTGCATATGTAGGGCCGTATGTACGTACAGTAGCAGGTAACGGAATACCTAACAAAGTAGATGGAGCTTCATGCTGTACATTACCTCCAGCAAAGCCTGGTAATCACGGACATGGGCCTGCAGGTTTTGGTCCTACACCGACAGCTACAATTACTTCTACAGCTACTCCAACTAGCACAATAACTTCAACACCGACTCCAACAGCAACAGTAACTGGATCTAAAAATTATATACCTGTTACTCCTTCTGTTACACCAACAAATACAAAAACTTCCACCCCTACTGTAACTTCTTCTGCAACAGTAACTCCGTCTATAACACCGTCTGCAACAGTAACACCGTCTATAACACCGTCTATAACACCGTCTATAACAGTAACACCGTCTATAACACCGTCTATAACAGCTTCTGTTCATTGCGTTGTAATTAAACCGGTTGAAAAAGAACCTTGCTGTGAAGAACCAGCAATAGCAAATAATCACGGTAGTACTACTTTTAATTCTCGTATTAAATCTTATGTTAAATTACTTAATAGAATTAAAAGTTCGCTTGGGTTTCCTCTTATTCAGCTTGAAGTCACCGACGAACAGATTTATAACGCTATAGATATAAGTCTTGAACATTTTACTAAGTTTACAGGTTATACAGAAGAGTATTTAATTTTTAGATCTGATTTATACAGAAAAGGTTATGGTTTACCTATAGGAGACCTTTTTAGTATCACACCAGAATTAGCTACTCCTCTTGACTTTACATGCCCGGACAAAAAAAATAACCCTAATTGGGCTATGGGGTATGATTATGATTTAAATGAACGTAGAACTGTAATGGATGTATTTACAGTTCAGCCAGGAGATAATTCAGGTATTAATACTCTATTTACTATTGAACAAACAATAGCTCAGCAAGCATACTTTGGTCATTTATTAGGTAACGTTGGTTTTGATTTAGTTACGTTTGATGTTCTTAAAATATGGCTTAAAACAAGAGAAAAAGTACTTGCGTTAAAGCCGTCTTATAGATTTTATCCTGAAAAACAAATACTTCGCATTACTCCAGAACCAGAAACTAGATCTTCTGTATATTTTGGTATTATTGGTGCATATGTTCAAAAACCTATTAGAGAACTTATAAGTCAATTATGGATTTATAAATATACCACTGCTCAAGTAAAAGTACTAATAGGTCATGTAAGAGGTAAATTTACAGGAACAGGTTTAGTTGGCGGCCAAAACGTTAATTATACTGATATGATGTCTCAGGGTCTTAAAGAAATGGATGAGCTTGAAAAAGAACTTAAGACAGATCTTATTGATCGAGAACCAATACCATTCTTAATAGGCTAATATGATACAGATACATTCTCAGCTTAATCCAGATTTATGGGAAGATAATAATCTTAAGTTAGATGTTAAGTCTCATTTATTAAAAATATCTAAAGCTTTTTACGACACTCTTAAAATAAATACAGAAGTACAAGACATTATACTCACTGGTAGCTCTGCAAATTTTAATTATACAGCAGCAAGTGACATAGATTTACATATACTTTTAAATTTTGATGACGTAACTTGTGAAGAAGAATTTGTACAAGAGTTCTTTTTAGCTAAAAAATCTATATGGAATAATGAACACAACATTATTATAAAAAATAGAGAAGTAGAAGTATATGTTCAAGACACAAAAGAACCGCATGTTTCTACCGGTGTGTATAGTATATTAAATAATAAATGGATAATTAAACCTAATAAAAGTAATTTTTACTTAAAAGACACTAACCGAGAAGAAATTTTACACAAATTTAAACATTTAAAAGATATAATTGATTTTAATATACATAAAAAAACTAATTTTACTTTTCTTAAAAAACTTAAAAAGAAAATAACGCAAATGCGTAAACAAGGGTTAGCTAATAAAGGAGAAATGGATGTTAAGAATTTAGTATTTAAAGAATTAAGAAACAGAAAATATATTGACAAATTAACTAATGCAATTAATTCTGAGATAGATTCAGACCTATCTTTAGAAACGTTTTCTGCTTTTTTATATGCAAAAAAATAAAAATTACAAGCAAGGTACATTTTATGCTTTAAATGTTAAAAAATATAAAGGAACTACACCTATTATTTATAGATCTTCTTTAGAATTAACAGTATTTAGATGGTTAGATAATAATTCAAACGTTATTAGTTGGGGATCAGAATCAGTAATTATACCGTATATATCGCCAACAGATAGTAAAATGCATCGATATTTTGTTGATTTAAATCTTACTTTGCTTGAAAACGGCCAATATCAAAAATATTTAATTGAAATAAAACCATACTCTCAAGTTTTACCGCCTACAAAATCAGCTAAGAAAAAACCAAGCACAATTTTATATGAGTCAGTTATGTATAGTATCAATCAAGCTAAATGGGAAGCAGCACGTGAGTGGTGTAAAAAACATAACTATAAATTTTTAATATTTACAGAAAAACACATAAAAGGTTAGAGATTTACAAACAATTAGTATAATTATTTTTATTCACTCATATATGCACAGTCAAAACGCTTATAAACTTATTGTAGAAGAGCCGACTTACGAGGTTAAATATCTCATTGAAGAACAAAATCGTAACGAGCCTAGCAGCTTTTTTATTCACGGTCCTTATTTAATGGCTGAGCAAAGTAATCGCAATAAACGCATATATAAATTAAATGAAATGGTTTCTGAGGTTGATAGATATTTAACCGAAATGGTTGCACACGGCCGCGGAGTTGGTGAACTTGAACATCCACAAAGCCCTGCTATTACGCTTGAAAGAGCCTGCCACATGGTGACACATCTCAAACAAAACGGAAACGTATTTGAAGGCAAAAGCAAAGTTCTCAATACCCCTTGCGGTATTATTGTTAAGACTTTGCTACAAGACGGTGTGAAGATTGGTGTATCAAGTAGAGCTCTTGGCAAGCTTACCCCTCAAGGGGATTGTAATATTGTAGAAGATTTTAGGTTAGTTGCGGTAGATGTAGTTGCAGATCCTTCAGTACCGTCTGCATTTGTAAATGGTATTCTTGAATCTAAGCAATGGATTTTAAGTTCAAGTGGGGATTATGAGCCGTTGTATAATACTATAGAAAAAAATATAAGCACTTTACCTAAAAAGAATAAAGATGCCTATTTAAGAGAGCAAGTACTTTCTTTTATTCAGGGTCTTAAAAAATTGTAAAAATATAGCCAAGAAGGATAAATAATTAACGAATGAACACCAACAAGCTTATACGTAATTTTCTTGCGAGAATATGTGAAAAAAATTACTCTAATGCTGAGTCTCTTCTTCAAAACGTTCTCGTCGAAAAGATGAAAACCCGAGTTAAAAAAGAACTCCAACAAACAAAGAGTAAAAAGAAAAACCCGTTCTCAGACAAAAACGAGAAATAAATATTGAGACATTATGAACATTAAAGATCTAATTAAAAACATCGATCCAGGAGTAATTACAGAAGAAACTGCAACAGTTATTGCTGAGGCGTTTGAACAAGCGGTAGAAGAAAAGACCAATACTCAAGTTAATCTTGAAGTTAAAAACGCTTTGCTTAAGATCGACGAAGAGCATGCAGCTAAGCTACAAAAACTTATTGATGCTATTGATCTAGACCATACTAATAAGCTTCAAAAAGTTGTTGAAGCCATTAATGTTAATCATGCTAATAAACTTAGAAAAGTACTTAAGAAGTATGATACTCTTGTAGAGTCTCGTGCACAGCAATTTAGCAACAAACTAGTTGGCGAAATTAGCAATTATCTTGATTTGTATCTTGAAAAAGCAATACCTTCCTTTCAATTAGAAGAAGCTGTAGCCAATACCTATGCAAAAGACACTATTAATAAAATTAAAAAAATTATTAGTGTTGATCCTGAATATATTAATGAAAATGTAAAAGAAGCTCTCGTTACTGGAAAAAGAGCCATCGATGATCTTAAGTCTCAACTTAATGAATCTGTAAAAACTAACATTAAAATTAATCAAGAACTTAAGCAAGCAAAAGCTTCTATGATTCTTGAGTTTAAAACAAAAGATTTACCTCAGCGTAAAAAAGATTATGTCGCAAGATTGCTTGGCAATAAAGATAGCGAATATATCGAAGAAAACTTTAACTATGTTGTTGAGATGTTCGAAAAGAACGAAACTGAAATAGCTGATGAAGCCACATATTCTGCAACTGCGCGCGCAGTTACAAGAGATGTTGCACCAGCGCAAACCTCTATTATTGAGGAGAGTTTCACTGATACTAACGAGCCTGTTACAGGGTCTGTTAGCGAATACCTGACCGCAATGAAGCAACAAGATAGATTTGCTTCAAAGTAGATTAATTAAGCTGTCACAGTGTGATAGCTTTTGTTAGTATTTTTTAGAAAGAAATAAAACATTATGAGTTATGTAAAACCCGCGCCCGGTTATGTTGATAAAGACCGTGCACAAACATTGTTAGAAAAATGGACACCTATTCTGGACTTTAAGTCTGATACGGTAAAGCCAATTACAGATGAGCACACTCGTTTCACAACAGCGATGCTTTTAGAAAACCAGGAAAACTGGTGCATTAATGAGGCTGGTAACACAGCCGGTTCAGGTGGAGTCTTTGGTACTCCTTCAGGTGGAGCAGGTCAATTTAGTGGTGACCGTTATGCAGCCGGTGATAGCCGTTTGCCTAAAGTTCTTATACCTATGATTCGTCGTACTTTTCCTGAGTTGATCACAAACGAAATCGTTGGTGTTCAGCCTATGAGTGGCCCTGTTGGATTAGCGTTTGCGTTGCGTTATCGTTATGAATCTGACCCTCTCGGTGGTCCTATTAGCTCTGCTAACGGGAACCTCGGTGGTAATGATTCTGCATCTTCAATGACAGATTCCCCTCGCCCTTACCGTGCACCTAGCCGTATTACTTACGGTGGCGTTAATTACGCTATTAAAGCCGTCGGCGCTGATGCAGATATTGGTAGCGGTGGTGGATTTACCTTTGACTATACTGGGCTAAATTCAGCATCTAGTGCTACTCCTCAAGCTTATCTCTCCTACACAGGTGTATTGTTTACATCTACTGGCTCTAAAGGAGCTGTAGCAGAGCCTGAACTTGGGTACCAAGATCTTAATACAAGATTTACTGGTATTTCTTCTGCTCAGCTTGCAGGTAATGAAGATTTCCCCTTCATGGCACAAGATAATGGGGTAGGTCAGTTGATGAGCGCTTTTGAGCTCTCTTCTAACATTCCTCAGTTAACTCTTGAGTTTGCAAAGACTTCAGTCGATGCTACAACTCGTAGATTAGCAGCCCGTTGGTCTATCGAGCTCGAACAAGATCTTCGTAATATGAACGGTCTTGACATCGACAACGAATTGACTAACGCCATGAGTTATGAAATTCAAGCTGAAATTGACCGTGAAATGATCATGCGTATGATTCAAGTTACCCTCACAAAAGGTGCAGGCGCCGGATATAGCTTCTGGTATGCAGCTTCTGCTGACGGTCGTTGGATGGGTGAACGTAATCGTGACTTCTACGCTAAGATTGTTGTAGAAGCCAATCGTATTGCTGTTCGTAACCGCCGTGGTACTGCAAACTTTGTTATTGCTACACCTCGTGTTTGCGCAATCCTAGAAATGCTTCCTGAATTCCAGTGGATGTCTATGAACGGTAACGTTAATACACAGCCTGTTGGTATTGCCAAGGTTGGTTCTGTGGGTGGTCGCTTCCAGGTATACCGTGATACACGTACAGAAGCTCAAAAAGGCTCATTGTATGGTGGCTCTGGTAACCGCGCTGGTGACTTTGAATACGCCCTTCTAGGATACAAAGGTGCAGAATACTACGATACTGGTATCGTGTATTGCCCATACATTCCTGTTATGATTCAGCGTACCATTGGACCTAACGACTTCAGCCCTCGTGTTGGCTTGCTTACACGTTATGGTGTTGTTGATAACCTATTTGGTGCTGATCTTTACTATCACACTATTATTGTTAAAGGTCTTAGTGATCCTACCAATCCTGGTACAGGCGGCTTCCGCCCTGGTGATGGCGTTCTTTATCTCTAAGATAAATTACACTAAAGTATTAAAAAATACCGCAGAGAAATCTGCGGTATTTTTTTGTTTAAAGATAAGTATTTTCAATGCTATGACACATCCAGAACTTGAAGACCTTACCGAAAGTAGTACATATCCTGTTATTGAGTTACCAGAATTTGATTCAACTATACCTGAGCATTTGCTTCAAGATGTTTCAAGAGAGAATCGCTTTGTTATGGAAAATATTAATATACAAACGCAGTATATTAAGTGGTTATGTCAATCAGCAATTGATACTAATCATCAAGTACGTAAGACTAACGGCAGACTTAAAAAAGTTGAGGTATGGAAAGAAAAACTATCAAACTGGTGGGTAGCAGCCGCAGCTATATTTGCTGTTGGCGGAACAGCATCTCTTCTTATTGCTAAATTAGCTAAAACATTAACAGAGAATCGTAGCGTATCAATATTTTAACATGGACACGACTAAACTTATTAAACAAATTTTACTAGCATTTGAACAATCTAGCACAAAAATTCGATATAATCAGGTATATCAATATGAAGACGGACCAAAAAATATTAAACAAATAACTGTTTCTTTTGGCGTTACTGAGTACGGTAATCTTAAAAAATTACTTACATCCTATTGTGAAATGAAAGGACAATATGCGTCTGATTTTGCTTCTTATTTACCGACAATAGGGGTTAAACCCTTAGCAGAAAACAAAGATTTTATATCTTTGCTTAAAAAATCTGGAGATGATATAGTAATGCAAATGTGTCAAGAGCAAGCTTATGATGACATGTATATTACTCCCGCTCTTGATTGGTGTGAAAAAAACAATTTAACTCTACCTTTATCAAAATTAGTAATTGCAGATTCATTCTTACAAAGCGGCTCTATACTTACAAGCATTCGTAGTATGTTCCCTGAAACATTACCTGTAGCGGGCGGCCGCGAAGAGAGCTGGGTAACTGCTTATTGTTCAGCGCGTAAAAAATGGCTAGCTAACCACAGTCGTAAAATTCTTCATAATACTGTATATCGTATGGATTTTATGATAAAATGCATATTAGCAAATGATTGGAATTTAATTAAAAATACTTATATAGCAAATGACGTAAAAATAGTGGCAAACTAACTAGACGGGATAATTATAAACATCACGTCATGGCCACGGTTAAAATTTCTACCTTACCAGTTTATGTAGTATCTCAGATTAAAGATACAGACTTACTACCAATAGCTGCTTCACAAGAAGATGGAGTTACATTTATTACGCAAAAAGCTACGGCGTTACAGATAGCTAACTATATACTTCAACGAGTTACCACTCAAGCCGGTGCTTCGTTTAGCCCTGAAGGAGCTTCTTTTCTTAACTTAAATACAGGTAACTTTGGAGCAGATTATATTACTGCTTCAGGGGTTAGTGCTATTGATATAAGTGCTACTAACTTACACGGCGATTATATTACGGCTTTAGGTGTTAGTGCTGTAAGTATAAGCGCTGCTACTTTATACGGAGATGGGTCGAATCTGACTGGTATTACTTTAGCTGATCAAACATTAAACACTACAAGCAACGTAACATTTAACACTATTAACGCTAGTGATTTAATTAACACTAATAGTTTAATATCTGTAAGCGCTAATTTTACTAGCTTAACTTCAGCTAGTGCTAATTTTGTAAATTTAACTGCAAATAACATACATATTGGCAATTTATCTGTTGGCGCAAAGTATGTTGATTTTATTACTCATACAGGCTCCCCTCATGCTCATCTATATTCTATTAATCATCCATATAACAGCGTTCAACTAATTGCTCAATTATATGAGGTTAATTTAACCGGGCCAATAACAACTGCTACTGCTGTAATTGTTGATATGATTCACCATCAAAATTACACCAATATAGAACTTTTAAATGTAAGTAATGCAAAATATATGTTAGTGTTTACTGGCTAATATTATTTCTTATTAATGTAAGGGATAAATAATATTAGATATGGCATTTACATTTTCAGATCTAGATACAAAGATAGCATTAGACGTTACTCTTCTTACCAATTTAGGTAAGCCAGCGACGGCTCCAAATGTTACAATTCCAGATGTTTATTTAACAGACAATCAGTCTCCACCAAACGTTACTTTTGACCCAGTAGCAGGACATACAGTCGCGACAAAATACTGGGTATATGCTCCAACAGTAACAGCAGATGCTGCTACTAACCTTATAAACCCACTTTTACAAAATCTTGGCCCGGATTTTAAGAAAAGACCAAAAGCTTCATATGCATCTATATTACCGTTTATTCCGACATTTAGAACACTATTAGTAAAAACGTTAGATCTTACTCTTAACCCTCTCTATACAAATGTATATAATAATGCATTAGTAGCAAGGAACGGTCTTACGGACATTAATTTAATTAAAGTACCGCAAGAAGGTTTAGCAATTAGTGATGTTTCTATTGCTATACTTGGTAGCCTCGAATCTGGTATATATACAACTGATGATATTAGTACAGCTGCAACAGTTTTTGGTAAGAGTGCTTCATATATAGATTCAGTATTAAATCAATTTTATACAAGAGCTCTTACAGCAGATCAAATATCTGCACATGACACGAAAAGTTATTATCTTTCTGCAGCTTTAATGTCTGCAATTAAGCTTAGCGGTACTAACATTACACTAGCAGATACAATTAATACAGTTACTGCAAAAGCAACTAAACTATCAGTATCTCAGTCTGGGTTTATACATATATTAACTGCAGATGATGTATCTTCAAAAACAGGCACTTTTAGTACTTTATCTGCGACTGTATCTGCATATATACAATATTTATCAGCTCCGTCTGCTACAATAGATTCATTAACTACAAACTCAATATCTGCAAATAATATACAAGCAGTTTATCTTTCAGCAATAAATATTGACGCAAGCACGATTTCTACTTTTAATCTGTCTGCTCTATCTGCTACAACAAATAAATTAACTGCGTTATCTGCTAATATATTAAATCTTACAGCTACTGCTTTGTCAGTTAGCGCTAGTTATATTGATAATCTTTCTACTAAAAATTTAAGCGCAACTAATGGTATTATATTAAATTTAACTTCTCAGAATTTAAGCGCAGATAATACATATATTAAAAATCTAACAGCGGATAGATTAGTGTTAGACGGCATTCAGCTTCATAACGGATCTGCAGACAGCTTAACAATAACAGATGTTATTGCTGATAGTGTTAATACAGAAAATTTAACTGCGTTAAATGGGGTTATAACAAATTTAACATCTCAGCATTTAAGTGCTGTTGACGCTTATATTAATAATTTAACTGCAGATACCGCCAGCATATCATCTGCTTATATTAACGCTCTTACTTCTGATAGCATATCAGCAACGGATGCATATTTTATAAATCTTAGCTCAGAAAATTTAAGCGCCACTAATGGCATTATACTGAACTTAACAT